ATTAGATAATTTAATAATACCAAGCTCTACAGCTTTTATTCCAAAGTTTCTAAGTACTACATTATCATCACTCAACAACTCTAAGAACAAAGCAGGATTATTTCGTGCAAACACTAATAAATCTCTTTTAAGTTCCTTAGAACTCATCTTATCAACTTCAGAACCTTTTTCTACACGCATAATAGCTTCAGCTATATCTAAATCTATATTTCTAGCTGCTATTATAGCATCTGCTTCTATTTCTAATATTTCTATTTCACCAGCAGCTTCTTCAATAGGCATATATTCATAAAATATATTTTTATTGTGAGGGTGATATAATGATAAAAACTTTTGTAAAACTGTTTTAGTTTTCTCAACAAATAATACACCATCTCTAAAAACTACGTGTGATAATCTTTGATCACCTTTCATTTCGTCAACAAAGCAAGTTCTTTGATTTTCACAATACTTCATTTCTCTTTCGTAACCTTTGTTTTCATCAAACCAATAAACATTAGAAGTTTTTAATAAATATGATAAAGGTTTTTTATTTCCTTTTAAATAATAAACTCTATCTTTTATTTCCCACTCAGGTTTTTTTGTTTCTATTTTTTTAGGTTTTGGTGTTTCAACAACTGGTGCTTCAACAACAGGTACCTCTACCTTTTCTGTTTTTTGTTTCTTTGCCATAATATAATATAATAAAAAATTAAAAAAAAGATCGAGGACCGAAGTCCTCGACCTAAATATTGATTTACTTCATTAACATAAAGTTGTTAGCACCTTGAGTAACTAAACATCTTTCAGTTAACATGTGCATTTGCATTGCATCAAGTGCAGATGTAGCAGCACCAACAGACCCAGTAACCCAAGTCTTCATTCTACGATCATCAGTAGCAGAAGCTCTAAAACGAACGTGTAAAAACGGACGCTTAAGGTTTTTGCCTAATAATTGATCATAAACTGTAGAAGTACCAGCTGGAATAAATACACCACGTATAGCGTTTGCTCCAGCAGCATCATTGATACCACCTCTAGTAGCTTTGTCGTTTAAGTAACGGAAGTCAGACTTATAAAAGTCGTAAGATCCTCTACGGAAACCAGAGAAGCCTAAGTTAAGTGCCATATCTTCGTTGTTTTCAAAAACACCGTAAGAAGTACCACCAGCACCATAAGAGTTCATTGAAGCTAGCATATCATCAATAGCTAAAGAAACACTTCTATTAACGAATAACATGTTTTCTTCAATTGAACCTTGCTTGTCAAACTCAGCTAATATAGCGTCAAACTCAGCTAAATCAGTAGCAGAGTTAACACCAGTTACACCAGTAGTAACATTACCTCTTGATTCAATAGCTGCGAATAAACCTTGTGTACCAGTAGCATCTCCGTTAGCACTTAAAAAGTCATCAACTTTATCTGTACCATGTACACCAAGCTCACCTTCTAACATTGCCATTTCAACATAATCAGTAAAACGTAATCTTGTTTCAGACTGAGCTTTTAGATACCATAAGTATCCAGCAGTTCCGTCTTCAGAAGCTACTTCAACCCAACCAATACGAGATGCATCAGAACCTGATACTTCGTAGTAGTCTTTCATGATGATTGGCTTATTGTTGTAAGATTTGAAAGTTGGCTCATTAGAACCTCTTCTTTCAGTTGCAGCTGCAGCAGCAGAGTTGTAAGTAGTACCTTTTGCAAATTCAGAACCGTAAACTAATACAGTTAAGTTAGTTTTTGCATCAGTGATTGCAGAACAGTCTGCAGCACCATAAGGACGAAGTTCAACTACGTTACCGTCAACTTCAGATACTAAAGCTTTAATAACAGCTTCATCGTTAGCAACGATAACTGTATCGTTAACTCTAATACCATGTTTTCCTGAAGTATAAGCTGCAGCAGTATCAATGTGATCAGTAATAGTAATTTTACCAGTATTATCTGATCCATTAATATTACCATTGTTATCTGTCATCGTAGCTGTGTACGATAAATGTAATCTACCTTGCTCAGACCAAACAACTTGGTCAGCAGTCATAGATTCTTCTGCACCGACTTGAGATAAGAAACCTGAAATAGTTCTTGGTCCGAAAACCTCAGCTTCTTGCTCTATTAAGTCTGGCACATATTGTTGAGCCCAACCTTCGTTGGCTGTGCTCGCTAAGTCTAAATAGTTACTAGCTGTAGCCTGTTGTTTAGGTCCAGGTACCGCATTTAGTAACGATCCACCAGTAATTGCCATAATTTTTTAATTTTAAATGTTATTTTTTGTTTTTAAATTTAAACTTAAAATCATTGGAGTCTTGGCCTAATACTCTAACTTTAACACCACCAGCTTCAAAACTTTTATGGTTTTGTCTTGGCGTCATATCTACGTTTTTAGATTTAGCAATACTTTCTTTTAAAGCATCAGCTTTACCTTGTTCGTAGAAGTGTTTAGCTATAGCATCAGCATTGTTAGCTGTATATATAGATTTATGATATTCTTTAGCATTAGCTATTTTATTGTCATCAGTTAAAAACTTTTTAACGAAATTATCAATACTGCTTTGCTGCTTTTTTACATTATCTATATTCTTAACATTAAATCTATATTTTTTATCACCAACATTATATTCAAAACCTTTGAACTTGTCGTTGAAAACTTTATTAGTTTCCTTGATAAAATAAGATGTAGCTGTTTTATTAGCTTCCTCTACCTCCTTCGATTCCTTGTTATATCGATTAAAAAAGTCCCAAGCTTTTTGCTGTTCAGGCGTAAGCTTTGATCCTGCTTTAATCTCATCA